GTAGGTAATTATGGTCTTGAATTATACAATATGTTAATAAATGGTTTATCTAATATAGGACGTACAATAATATTTCACGGTAATCATGATAGAAGTCAAAATGAAATTAGCCAACCATCATTAATATCTTCAACTATTCAAACAAAAAGTCTCACTATATTAAAAAAAACACAATCATTTACTATAGATAATGTAGGGTTTTCATATGTTAATATTGATGACACGCTTGACACATTATCTACAGTAGGACGTATTAATAAATTACCCCCATTTCCAGTTATTGACAAAGAAGTGCAATATAAAATAGCATTATTCCACGGTACATTTGTTTCTGCTAAATTATACAATGGAACTGAAATTCCTGAAATTAATTGTGCATCATCATACCCATTTAGTTGGATATCGCATTTTGATTATGCTTTATTGGGTGATATTCATTTAAGACAACAAGGTATTAATAAAAATGTATTATGGGGATATTCAGGGTCTCTTTTACAGCAAAATTACGGAGAAGACATTGTTGAACACGGTTATATGATATGGGATTTAGAAAAACGCAGTATTGAAAATGTAAATGTATATAATCCATATGGTTATATAAATATAATGGTTAAAAACAATAATATATTTTTAAGAAATAATGGTAAATATACTGACAAACTGGATTGTTTTATATCAGGCAATGAAGAATATTTTCCCAAAAATATAGAAATTCGCACATTTTCTGCATTTAATTGTGATAATACTAAAGAACTTTATAGTATATTCAATAAACATAATATAAATTTTACGATACTTGGTAATAAGTTAAATACAAATGATAAGATTAAAAGTACTATCGTAGAAAAAGTTGATAATAACGATATAATACATATTAATAAAGATACTTTTATAGAGTATTTGAAAAAATATATACCATCAAAATATTATGATAAAGCATCAGATATAATAAAAAATCTTAATGTATTATTGTTTAATATAGATAATTGTCCTTGCGATCTTATTGACGAAAGTTTAAAAAAAAATAAAGAAATCTCTTTATTGATAAAAGCATGCAATTTAAATGATAATGTAAAAGCAAAACATCCATTTACAATTGAATATCTTGAATGGGAAAATCTATATTGTTATGAAGGAGGTAATAGTATTAATTTTGCGGAAGCTATTAATAGTACGCTTCTTATATGTGGAAATAATGGTACTGGAAAGTCGGCAATATATGATATCATAACACTTGCTATATGGGGTGTTATAACAAAAGATAAACAAAACTCTTTATCTAAAAATGGTATTATAAATTATAAGCATAAAACAGCATATACTATTATAGATATTTCGGTAGATGGTGTAAAATATCAAATTAAGAGGAAATACTCTATTCAATCTGATATAAAAAGTGCTAATAAAAGTAATATTGAAATATATAAGTACGATAATGGTAAAAAAGAATTAATTAAAAAGAATAATGCATGTAATGAGTTTATCAAATTACAATTTAATACACTTGATGACTTCTTAACGTGTTCTATGATAACACAGGTTGTCGACAATGATATTCTAAAAATGGATTATAAAGAATGTACAGCGATAATTGATAAAGCATCAAATATAAATGAAATATATGAATTATTCAATTTATTTAAGGTTTGTTTAAATAAATATAAAGACTTTAAGAAAACTATTGATAATAAGACACAAGTATATGAACATATATTGGCTACAACAGAAGTAAATGACGATAATGAAGAAGAGCTCGTTATTGAATTACGCGATTTAGATGAAAAATATAGCGAACTAATGAAAATAAATAATAGTATAACTATTGATATTTTAGACAAAAAATATAAAGATTTGACAAATATCAAGAGTGTTGAAAAAGAAATAACAGATATAGAATACTATGATTATACTGTGCGATTAAATGAATTAAATGTTTATTTTAAAAAGTATGATTATACACATATTCAAGAAAATGCATTAAAATATGATGTATATACTGTTATTCCTGAAAAAATAGAAAAACCCTGTGAATATTCTATTATAAAAGAAGAACAATTATTTTTATCCAAATATGTTAAGCCTGTTATTATTCCTGTTAATAAGATTTGTGATATAGAGCTCCAATATAAAGAAATATTGGAAAAAATAAATGATTTGAATGAAGAAAAACCCGTTTTTGGAAAAAATAAGATACGTGAAATTAATGAAATAGTTTATGAAATTGAAAAAATATTTGGTGATGAAAATCCTATTAATGATTTAAAAGACTTTTTATCGAACAATATTAGTATCACATCTTCTTCTAATTTAAATAATTCTTCTGATATTTCCTATAAATATTATCTTGAATTATTGAGCAATAATGACAAAATTGCTAAGTCTATTGAAACCGGCTACGAATATATTAATGATTGTGATAACAATATATCAAAACAGCATAATAAAAGAGGTTTATTAACAATTTATCCTATTCCTCAAAATATTCAAAAAGAAGAAAAAAATTATATTGATATATCTTATGATTATGATGAATATAAAAATAAAATATTGGAATACGAAATAACATTAAATGACTATTATAAATCTCTCGAGAATATTGATATTATTAATATAAAAATAGCAAAATATTCAGACGAATTGAAAACTTTAAAAAACAATGAAGAATATGGGTATGACCCGTGTTGTAAATATTGTTGTGCAAGATCGTGGGTTATAAGAATGAAAGAATTAGAAAATATTATTATTAATAATAAAACAGAATTAGATAATCAGTATGATAAAATATATAATCGCGAAGATGTTGACTATATATTAATATATAATGATTATAATATTTTAAAAGAAAAAATATTAATTCATGAATTAAAGGTAGAATGGTTTAATTATAATAAATATATTACTGATGAAAAAAACATTTCTCGTGAAACAGAAGTAAATATAATAAATAAAAATGAAATGATTGTAAAGATTGCTGTATATAATAAAAATACAACTGATAATACTTGTTTAATTAATTCTTTTAATAGACACTCGCATATTTTATACACCGAATATGATAATACTATACAATATGAAAAATATATTGCGTGGAAGAATAAATATACTGATATCAATATTTTAAAAAATAAAATTGAAACTGATATTAAAATAACAAAAGATTATCAAGAATATATAACATACATAAAACCAAGAATAAATAATTTTAATATATTAAATTATAATTATAATGAATGGGAAAAATACGATAATATAATAAATATTAAATTATCTCACGAATATATGCTTATTAATGATAAGATAAATAAACAAGACGAATATTATAAATATATAAAATATAGAGATATTAATGTGTCAATTAAGAAAAAGAAAGCTGTATTAGAAGAAATAGATATATGTTCATTGGATATAAAAACAAAATCTGACAATATTACTAAAATTCTAACATTAAAGGAATATAATAAGAAAAATAATGATAACTACGAGTATTATCTTAAAGAAAATGTTAAAATAACTGAAACTATAGATATATTAGATATTATCATAGATAATTTTAAAACATATAAAATTGATTTATACGAAAATCACATATTAAAAAAATTAATGATAAAAACAAATTCATATATTAAATTATTATGTCACGAAAATACAAAGAATTTCGAGTTAGACTTTATGATAAATGAACATAAAGATATTATTCATATTAATTGGCTTATACATAATACGTGTAGTGATAATACTATTAAACAAGTAATATCTATAAATCAAGCATCTGGATTTCAAAAGTTTGTCATATCACTCGCATTAAGGATGAGTTTGTATTCAAATACACAAACCGAACAATTATTCATTGACGAAGGATTTACAGCGTGTGATAATCAAAATCTATCTCTTGTTCCCAGTTTTCTAAAAAAATTATTAAATACATTCAGTTGCATTGTTATAGTATCTCATATAGATATTATAAAAGATAGTGCCGATATTATAGTAAATATAGAATATGATAAACATACAAAAACATCACATATAAAGTTATGATATATTAAATATTATAATATGAAAACATACCCTTACATTACTATTAAGGTACAAGGAGATATTGGAGAACAATTATATCAAATATCATATATAATCAACTTTATGCGTAAATCTAAAAAGTCCAAAATAAGAAGACAATTGGTTTTTTTAAATGATAACGAAAATACATATTGGAATACATTGTTCAATGGATTATTTACATTTATTGATAAAGAAAAATATGATTCTCTTAACTTTACAAAAGTTGATATAAATGATGACATTGAAAAGTCTATAACTATATTGGATAACATCGTATTCGAAGGTTGTTTAAAAAGTTTTGCATATATTGATAAATCATTATATTCTAAAATGCTCAATATTGTTTATAATAATGAAGATGTTATGTACCCAGCATATTATAAATATAGAGATATTCTAGATAACTTTAGCGATAAAACTTTGGATGATGAAATGGTGTCATTACATATTTCAAAAAAAGATTTAATAGATATAGAGTATTATAAAAATTCTCTTGAAAATATGAATAAAAAATATGTAGTTATATTCACCGACGATATTTATTGGTTTTCAAACAAAGTATTGGATAAAATAAATATTGATTCTAAATATAACTTATATTATGTAAATGAAAATGATAAATCTGTCGAGTTTGTATTAATGTCTATGTTTAAAAATCATATTATCGAAAAAACATCATATAGTTTATGGGCATCATATATAAGTTATTACAAAAATAAAGTTGTTTTAACACCATAAACAAAATATTTTTTTTATTATATTTATGTTAATTAAGATATTAATTATATAAATGACGAATGAAACTATAATAGCGTTTGATATATCAAAATATGATAATAATGTTTTTTTATATTACAATACTTTATATGATGAACGCGACGAACCGATTGAAGAACTCGGTAATTATACATTAAATCAATTCAATAAGTTAACTGTTTCTCAAAAAAAGAGTTTTTTTGGTAAAAAAAGACAAATAAGTTTTAAATCAGAAATAAATAATAACTCATCAAAAACAGTTAAAATACAATCTGAAACTTTATCAAAAAAGCTTCATTCAATAATCAATAAACCATCTTTACGCGATAATAATAACTCATCAAATACATCTAGAACACAATCTACTACTTTATCAAAAAAGCTTGGTCGTCAATCATCTTTGCAAGATAAAACAATAGTAAATAATAATAACCATTTAAAGACAATTAGAAGAATTTCTACTACGTATTTAGCTAGATTACGTAGCAAAAAAGAAAAACCTAAATATGTAAAAAGCTCTCGTCAGTCACGTCCTCTAGATACAGTGCTAGAGTCAGAAACATTTGATGACCTTGATAATACACATGGATGGTTAGGATTGTTTTCTTTAAAAGATAAGGAAAAACTTAAGAAAGAAGCAAAAAAAGATAAGGAAAAACTTAAGAAAAAAGCAGATAAGGAAAAACTTAAGAAACAAACAGAAAAAGACAAGGAAAAACTTAAGAAACAAACAGAAAAAGACAAGGAAAAACTTAAGAAACAAACAGATAAAGAAAAACTTAAGAAACAAACAGAAAAAGCCAAGGAAAAACTTAAGAAACAAACAGATAAAGAAAAACTTAAGAAACAAAAAGATAAAGAAAAACTTAAGAAACAAAAAGATAAGTCTCGAAGTTTATTTAATTTTAATAATGTAATAAAAAGAAAAAGATTATCTAAAAAAATTAAAGGTGGTGAAATATCAAACGATTATATTAAACAAATATTAAACTGTTTTAAAATACGAGATACTCAACATGATTTTAAAACTAAAATTACGAAAAAAGATAACCATCTATTATATAGTAATTTTATTACACCCGATGATAATACAGCATTTATAAAAACTATTGTTGATTTGTCTGCAAATGGACATATTTCATTTGATAGACTATATTTTATATTTACATTAAATACAGACATATATATTGATAATTATTTAGTTTTAAAAAAATCAGTAGATGGAACAGGTATAGATAATTTTTTACAAAACAATTTATTAACAAAAGTCAGTAAAAAATATATATATGATGGTAAAGTAAATATTAATGATGTAGCGATATCAAATTATATAAGTAATTATTTAAATGATGGTACTACAAATAGTAATAGAGTTATTTCTCCTGAAATATTATTTGATACAATGGCTATAGGATTGGACATTGTAAAAGAATATATGCAAAATATTAATTTACAATCAAGTCTTATAACAGATAAGGTATATAATAGTTTAACAGGAGAGGGATCGGCTATTAAAGACGAATATACTAGTGCATTTGACTTAGATACTTCACAGTTGTTTAATATTGTATACTTTAAAAAAGATAATGATATAGGTATTGCATTATTATTTTTAAAAAATCAATATAATTCGCTATTATTAACTAAAATAGGTATAGAAGAAATTAAGCTTGGAAATAAAAGAGCTCAAATCAAAGATGATACTAGATTATCAAAAAAATTAAAAAGAGGAGGCGATTATATATATAATATAGATTATATCAAATTAAAAAAAGTTGGTGAAGAATATATATCAGTAGATGATTATGATGTTTTATGTAATCGACAAATATTTGTAGCAATATATATACCTATAAAAGATAACCCTTTTGCAAAAAATAATATTGAACTTATGATTGAAATAACAAAACATTATTTTGATAGCAATCCCCCTACACTTTTAGCATCTAATAAATATGATCTTGAGATATTTAAAGCAAGTGTAAAAAAATATAATAAAAAATTAGTTTCTATTTCAATTTTAGTTTTACAATATTTGATAATAGATTACCATACTAAAATAACTGACGGTAAAATTATAGATATTCATTATATTTTAAACATAATATATAATTTAAAGTCATCTGGTGATTATGGAAAAGTATTATATGGATATTATCATAATATCCATATTAAAAATGAAGATGACGATGAAAAGGTTGCTTTGATTACAAATGATACATTATGTGGACTACACTCTATATTGCGTGAAAATACCGATGTAATTACTGGAGCACATCGTATGGAAACTTATTATGATAATCCTGTTGGTGATGTTCGTTTCTTGGTTATATATAAATCACAAAATAGTGTTAAGAATAATGCATATTTAGTTAATAAGTTAAACTCTACCTTAAATACGAATTTACAAATACCAATAGATAGACAGAATAATGTTATTCTGGACTTTAGTGATGAGATAAGTGACTATTTAATACGTGAAATAACTTCCCATTTTAATAAAATGGTAAAAGACACGATAGAAAAAGACTATTTTTTTCCTAAACAAATTAATACTAGGATAATTAGCGAAACACAACACGCTTTGAAAGCATGGGGGGTTTTTTGTGAAAATTGTACAATTTCTACTGCTGATCATATGATACAAATGGAAAAAACTTTTAACGAACATATACATATACTTAAATTTTTGATTACAGATTATAATACATATTGTACAAGTAATTCATTAGAACACGAAACTGTGAAAACCTTATACGAACATAGATTAAATAATTTATGTAATGATGATAAAGATAATAATAGAGCTTTAAGTAGAACGGTAAAAAGTTCAACAGTTTATTCAAATATAAGCCTAGATAAAATAACATTAAAAGATGAAACATCTTCAGAAGATAGAAAAAACACATTTTTGTATCATAGCATTATTTTATATCTCATTAAAGGTAACTTTACCGGAGATATAACCCCAAAAGATACTACTAGTTTTTTAATATTTGTAAATTTTATTAATAGTTCTTTAACATCTTTTAAAAGATTTTATGAATTAATTCTAAATTTTAGCAAAATTAAAAAAAATCATTATGTAATACTTTATAAAGAAGGCATTATTGCATTATCGAATAACTTACTACATAAACAAAATAGCTTTATTAGCGTTTTACTTAATATAGAAAGTCCAGAATTTAATAATCACCTTTTTCGTGTTATAGATAAAAATTCAGGTTATAATTATGCAGATGTTAATATTGAAGTAAATAAAATTTTTATAAAATTTATGAATGATATACTTCATATAACATTAATAGGAGAAGCTTTACGAGACAATTATGATAAAACTCTTACGCCAATAGATTATAACTTACTTTTACGCACAGAACAGGGCTTATAAATCCAGTATCTTTAAATATTACACGATAATGAAAATGTTTTTCTAATGTTTGCGATGAAGATTTATTTACATTATATTTTTCAGGACAAAACATATGTATTTTAGCTTTACCGTCTTTTACAACTGATACACCAGAGTTTGATATCTTATTATAAGCATCATATGGACTTTCAAAAATATTACCTTTATTTTCAGAAGCCCAATATATAATCATTGTATTATCTTTATATTCTTCCATATTTATAGTATAATTAACATTAGACCCTTCGGGATATGTAGGTGAATTAACTAATAAATTACTAGGTATAAATGTAATTCACATAAATGGAAAAAATGTTTCTTTTATAATAATCAAAAATATAATACTTGTTATTACATATATGCATATTATACACAATATAGTATTATATTCATTGTTAAATAATATATATATATATATACAAGATAATAATGCGAATATTATTATTGTAAATAGCGATATAATATGTATGTATAAATCATTTAAAAAAATATTATTCATTATCGTAATCCTATATAAATATATAAAATTATAAAAATTGATTGTCTATAATAAAATTATACATAATATCTAAATATGGCTCTTAATTGCGACCAAGATAATGAATACGAAGAATATGAAGAATGCAATAACAAAAATGCTAATGATTATTTTGATTTAAATGATAACATCATTGATAAAATGGATAATGATTGCTATATGATTAAGATAACAGGAAAAGATTTGCTACATAATGTTAAAAATTGGTGTTTTAATCGTGCAACAGATGAATCAAAAATACAAGAATTATATGATATTATGAAAAATAAAAAAGATGATGATATAACACCACGGTGGATATTTACAGTAATTTATGACGAAACTACTGACAGTTTTGACAAACTATATATGATTGATGGACAACATAGACGTGAAGCAATTAGAAGACTATGTGTAGAAAATATTGGTTTAAATACAAAATATTACTGCATGGTTTATAATATTAATAATTGTGAATCAGATAATCAAAAAAAAGCAATTGATTTATTTAAAAAAATTAATAACAATAAACCTCTAAATATTCCTGATATCCCTGATATGTATATTTGCGATATTATCAATATTATTATTGACGACACGACATTAAACTCAAAAAAGTCTATCAAGGTTAATAAAATTAACTTCAAAGCAAATAATCCATATATTCACAAAAAAGAATTGTTTAATCTTCTAAATGAAAATGTAGATAATATCAAACAAATATCAACTAAACAGTTCATTGAGAACTTGAAAATTATTCGCAATAAATTATGTTTTATGGAATATGAAAAGTTATTTGTAGAAACAGATGAAAATAAAAAAAGATATAATACAGCAAAAAATATTGACTTTTGGCTTAATCTTAAAACATCCAGATTCCCACCTAAAGTATGGATCCAGTATATATTAAAACCAGAAGAATTAGTTTAAATTATATAATTCATCAGCAATACCCATTTTAATACATTCTTCCGCATTAAATTGAATATCTTTAATAAGAATATCTTTCAATATTTTTTTGTTTATTTTTGTCTTATTGATATAAATACTATTGATATGTTCTTGTATTTTAATACAGTTATTATAATTATCGTCAATATATGATAGTTTTCCAATAACACCAGATCTTAATTCATGAATAAGAACATATGAGTTCTTACATATATAACGTTTGACACCATGAATACTAATAAGTGTTCCTGCGGAAGAAACATTACTGTCGATGACAGTATGAACTGGAATGCTCAATCCTTCCATGCAATCAATTATTGAAAACGCCGATGTTATACACCCACCATCAGTAGTTAGATGAAGAAATATTTCAAGTTTCATATTTTGTGTTATATTCTTTAATTTTACAATATTTTCTAATGAACGTATTTTTTTACATAAATTAAATGATGTAATAGATGTAATCGTTGAAGAAAAGTATATATGATTGTTAATATTATATAGGTAAATTTCCTCTGTGCTAACATTATCTTCGTCTTCATCTGTATCTTGTTCCATTTTTCTCTTTTTTGTTAAAAAGTTTTTATTCATCTAATGAACTTGTATGTATATATTTTATATAATATAGTATAATCTTATATTATTTTATTATATATTCTCGTCGTAGAATAACTCTTTTATAGATATTTCATTAATATTATATTTGAAATTTTTATAATAAGGGTTTATTTTATCACTTTCAAACATTATGTTAAAAGTTTTCTTATTACAACATATCAAAATATTATCACACATTGTTTTATTATTATAATCTATTTGTTTGTGTATATTTTCATTTTTGATAATATATATAGTGTCATAAAATATTCTATCGTTTTTATCGCAAAAATGCGGAAAGTTTTTTTTAATTATTTCAGGATTATCATATTTAGTTAAATTGCGTCGAAAGTCTAATATAGACATTGTTTGTATATTATGAATATATTGCAAATGTAAATCACTATCTG